CCTTCAATTCTGCGGTGGCTGCGCTTATCGAAAGCACTGGTGCGTGTGTTATACTTATACATCACCCTGGAAAACAGAAAACAAGCGGAGCACGAGGCTCGAGCGCTCTTCTCGGTGCAGTTGACACTGAGATCGAGATTGATAATCACCAAGTCATCGCCACGAAACAGCGCGACATCGAGTTGACGCCGCCGATCGGGTTCAAACTGGTTCCCGTCATGGTGGGTGTGGACGAAGACGGCGACGAGCTGACAAGCTGCGTGGTCGAGTCGGCCGTAATCACGCTGGCGGGCGCCGCCGGGCAGCTTACCGGCAACCAGAAGCGCGGGTTCGAGGCGCTGTGCGCGATGTCGCCTAACAACGCGCCAGTGCAAGAACTTGCTTGGCGCGAGGCATGCCGCGACTTCCTCGGCGATAAGGCTTTCAATCAGCGGTTTTGGGATGTTAAAAAGGCGCTGTTGAAGAAGCAGATTGTCTTTGTCGATGGTAATGGTGGCATAACTAGGAGACTAGAATAAAAGTGGCAACAGCAGAACGACAACGCGAATGGTATAAGAAAAATCCAGGACGATCACGAGCCTATACCGTTAAATGGCAGCAAAAATATCCCGAACGCTATGCTCGTATAGCTAAAGCTGGCTACGAGAAATTAGTGGGGTCTAAAGAAGGCGTGGCTCGGCGTATGATATACAAAGCGCGCGAACGTAACCGAAAAACAGTTGCAATAATTCACACAGACATTCTAACTATCTGGCCGATAAACGACAAGTGCCCCGTGTTTGGCGTGCCATTTGCGTACGGCCGACGTGTAGACAGAGAAGCGCACCCGAATAGTCCGTCTTTAGATCGTATTGATCCAATCAAAGGCTATGTTGTAGGAAACATTGCTGTAATTTCATGGCGCGCAAACGCCGTGAAGCGAGACGCTACTATAAAAGAACTAGAAGCCGTTGCTGCTTGGCTTAAAGGTTTAAAATGAGAACACTGAAGAAATACTTTTTCGTCACGCTGCTGCTCGTGAGCGCGGCAGGCCTACTTACGCTTCTGGTCTTGGCCGCGATACCTTATCTTCTGCTTCTGATCGCCGGAGACTGGCTGAAGGCTTACGAAAGGGACCAACGCCGTGCCGACCTATGATTACCGGTGTGAAAGGTGTGGGGACGAATCGACTAGTTCCGTGAAGATGGAGATGCGCCACGGTCAAAGCTGCGCGCGCTGCCGTGGTCTGCTCAAGATGGTAATTCGGCCGGTCCCTGGCAAGATCGTTGGACAGATCGCGCAGGGCGGCGGGCCGGACCGCGTTACAGCGGAGCTGCTTAATATTCCGTTGAAAGAGCTGCCGCCAGGGCTGAAAAGCTAGTCGCGCTTCAGATTTTTGGCCGCATGCCCGCGTTCGCGCTTAGGCTTCCAGCCCATGCCGCGAAGTGTGCCGTAGACGTAAGCGTTCGCGCGCTCGCCGCTGTAGCCCTTCTTGTGGGCCTGCGCCTTCAAAGCGCGTTCTGCGGCAGCGGGCATTACGCCTTCCCGTTCTTGCGCTCGAACGTACGCATGCCACCAAGGCCGAGCATACCACCCAGCAGCACCATCATCTCGGTCGTGTCGATCGGAGGCAAGGCCGGGACTTCAGCCACACCGGTCACAGTCAGCACCCACGGTAGCAGTGGGCGCGCGCAAAAGGTATAGGCGAAGCCGAAGACGCAAATCCAGCCGGTCGCCGGGCGCCAGCCGCCTTTGAAGATGCCGGGCTGCGCAGCCTCGATCTTGTTGACTTCGATCTGCTGGAGCGAGATTTGCAGGTTCGCGTCCAGCTCCTTGAACTCGCCGGCCTGTGCGAGTTCGAACATCCTGATCTTGGCCTCGGCCGCTTTCTGCGGGTCGGGAATGATCTTCCCGATGATTTCCGTTATGGTGCCGAACAGTGCTACGAGAGGGAACGCCATGCTAGTAACTCCAGATGTGCGGTCGGGGTCTGCTCGGTGTAGCCGGCAGATCGTCCGCGTGAATGAATCGCTTGTCGCCCTTTTGCGCCACGCCGATGCCGGTGAAGCCGCAGCGCGATAGGGCCAGAATCAGTTTGAGTGCGTCGGCGCCGCGCACCGCGAAGTCGATCGCGCGCCCGGTCGTGTGCGGGCCGTCCGGGCCGGTCTCGCTTACGAGCTGATTGTGCGCGGGGCAGCGCGCGCCGCTTGACACCGGCAGCGAGAAGCCGACGATGTCGCGCGCCATCTGCACTTTCTGCATGAAGTTCGCCTCCGGCAGCATACCGCAGCCGCATTTGCATGCGACTTCCGCGGGCGAGAAGTTCTTGGTTCCGGTGAAGGTCACGTCAGTAGCTTCCTTCCGTACCGCTTCAACCCGCGGCCGTAACCCTTCGCGGCTTCGAGCACTTCGTTGACAGAACCGGACGATCGCGCTTTCATTAAACCAAGCGCCTTCGCAGCCGAGTATCCGGGCGCGAACGCCATGACGGCCGTGCCGACGAGCGGGTTGTTGCCGGTGACTTCCTCGAGGAACTGGCCGTGTTCTTTCGGAGCGATCAAGTCCTGCTTCGCCCGGCCCTTGCTCTCGGGCTTGTTACGCTCGCGATAGGCGGCGTACAAGTCGCTGTCATCCAAGTACGGCATCAGACGAATACCCCTTTGTCCCAGCCGAAGCACTTGCACACTTGGCCTGCGATACGGCGAAAATCCCCGTTGTGATGCGTCTTCGACGACGCAGTCTTTTTCAGGACTTGGTGCAAATGAATCATCTCGTGAGCAGTTATCATCGCTAGAGTGCCGAACTGTGAAACACCGTTTTTGCTAATGGAAATAGAGTGCCTTTTCGTTTTAGTGTCGTACACGTACCAGCCATGCACGGTGTTATCCAAGGCTACTTGAAACTCTACTTCATCGCTTGGGGGCAGCTTCCACTTGCTGAACGGCGGAAACGCTCGCAAGCATTCGTAGACTGCGGCTATTCCCTCCGGTGTCAACGGCAAACTCACGGCGCGCCTGCATTACAGCTCTGTACCTTGCGGCGCAGCCACTAGCTGCGAGCAGGCAATCGTGAATTGGTCGATCTTGACTTCCGCGCTCGCGTTGTACTGCGCGACGTTGGCTACGACTTCAACGTGCGCATCTTGGCACTCTTCGAGTGAATCGTACTCGCCGAAGTCGACAACCGAACCGTTCAGCCCGGTTATGAATAGAAACAGAATGAATTTCACGCTTATCTCCTCTTCTTGAGTTTACCGTAAATCTGCAAGCCGAGCCACACGATCGACAGTAGTGACGCTACCACCGCCAGTGGGCCTTGGATAACCCCCGCGAACGATGCCGCTGCCGCCCCGACTGCGCTCCAGTCGAGGCCATGCTGCACCGGCAGGGGAATGTGCTGTTGTATTTGCTCGAGCGTTTGCACTACAGCGCATCCCTATGTGTTTGTTTCAAGAAATTCCTGTAGTCGACACGGCTCAAAAGCATTTTGCTTTCTAATGCACGCAAGCGATTCTCCGCGCCGAAATCTATTTCGAAACGCAACCTGTCAATATCATCAACAGCGCGTTGCGCTTTGTTATCCGAGGAATTGCGCTCGATCAAAGCCGCTGCATCGGCAGCTAGTGCGTTGATCTCGGCCGGGGTGAGTTCGACTAATGTTTCCTCACCGGTCAGTACGTTCACTTCTTTTCTAGTAGGCATGACTTACTCCAAAAGCAAAGCAATAGAGCCAGCATCGAATGTACTACCTGCTGTGAGGAGACGAAACCGTGTCAGCGCAGCGCTGAGAGATTTGTCCCCAGCGGATATTGAAGTGCCAGTCGTAACGCGCTTAACTGTGCCGTCTGCAATCCATGTGAAATTTGCGGCATCTTTTAGAGAGATTGTGAAAGCGCCGGACACTACATCACCAGTGCCGGTCGTACTGCACACTAAAAACCGATCCGTCGCGCTGGCGTGTCCGGGAGTTGCTGTGTTGATATTAACGACAGAGCTGACATAGCCGGCGGCTTCAATATCGCCTGCATCGCCTAGTTGAATACCGATAGTGTCTGCGGAACTTTGTGAAACGCCTTCGAATAACACTGTGATACGCTTGACCCATGCAGGAATACCTGTGAAGTCGATAGTCGTGCCAGAAGTAGTAGCGGTTTCAGCCGTCAATGTCAGGCCAGTTGCGAGTCCGAGCAACACTTTCTTTGATGTGGCAGCACTGGTGTCGTACGTCACAACGTAGTCTGCATTTGTGTCGGGCGCCGTGTCTTCGGTGAAGCTGTTGACTGTACCCCACTTCACGCCGGTCGTTTCGCCGGATGCGGCGATTGGGAACGTGTCGTTCGCGCCGACAGTCAATTTAGCTAAAGTGTTCGCCGCTGTACCGAGGAGCCAGTCGCCCTTCGCCAACACTAACTGAAAGATGGCATAGATGCTGCCGACTGCTTCAAGTTGGAAGTTCGTGCCATCAAACGTAACCCGGTACCACTTGCTTGCCGCTATGTTGCCAGCAATAAGCGCAGCACCATTTGCTTGGACTGGCGTAACGACCAAACCGGATACAGCAATCGTGGTTGCGCCGGTGTTCGCCGAGGCGCTGGATTTGAACACAAGTTCAAGGCCGGTTGTCAACGCTTCGGCTGCGACAGCGGGTGTAAGCACAAGCGCGTTGGCTGTTCCGGTAGCCGTGCCGCACCACAGACGTTGATTCGTCAGACCCAGAGTATTGCGCGCTGCAGCCGCATTCGCATCATCCAAAACAGTTTCCATGAATGGCGTGACAACAAAAGCGCTTGTCGTACCAGACGAAGCGACAGGGTTGCCGGACGCATCGAACGAGAGATACTTGGATTTGCGATCTGCCACAGTGGGCAGCGTAGTGATGTTGCCAAGGTCAGCAGTGGGTTGCCTAAGTGTGCGATCTGCGCGATCGAGCAGTTCTTGCGCTTCCATTTTCAAACGGTCAAGCGCATCTTCTGCCACTTCCGCGTCGCTCGGATCGTTGTTGACGAAGTCCGTTTGCTGGGTGAACGGCATCCCGCGCACAATAGATAGCGTCTGTGCCGATGAAGGTGCACCGAACGGAGCCGAACCGCCGGCCAGGTTGACTGTGCCCGTGCTGCCGGCGCCGCCGGTTACGCTGTAGCTGGTGTTCTCCACGAGCAGAGTTGCAACACCCGTGGCCGTGACGACGACGTAGACATCCAAGTCAGACGTGTCGAAAAACACCATCGGGCTTGTCCCGAACGATGTCGTTACATCGTTGCCGATGAATTCCTTGCGGTTGTCTACGCTTGAGACTGTCATGTGTTTACCCTACTTCCAGTGTACCACGGTAAATAAAAGGTCTTATTTTCCAGACACTTCCTGCTGCTGGCGGATGATTTCCTCGACGATCTTCTCGCGCAGTTTGACCCTGCTGGCTTCGTCTGGCGGGAGCGCGGCGTAGCGGCCCTGCTTGCGGGTGCCCTCGAAGATGCGCCTGTAGACCTCTGCCTTCGCGAAGTCCGGGATGCGCTCCCAGTCCTGGGAGTTCACGATCGGCGAAAGCAGCGCCATCGCGTTCTTGCCGGATACTTGGCGCATGATGTCGCGTTGCTCGGCGGTCAACTCGATACGCTGTTCGCCGGGCTTGAACGGCCCGCGCTCGGTTATGGACTTCGGCGCATCGACGATTGCGACCTGAAGGCGCACAGCCTCGGTCTTGACCTTATCCTGGCTCGCCTCGGTCATCTGCACCGGCATGACGGAGAACCACTTGTTGTTCGCCACCGGCTCGCCCCACACATCGCGTTTGGGCATGAGTTTTTCGCGGAAGTACGGAAGCTGGCTCTGGATGGCCTCCATCACGCCGTCGACTTCACGCTGATGCGGGTCTTTCATCGCCACGGTTTGTCCGACGATCTTCGGAATGAGCGAAGTCGCGTAGCCCTCCAGGAATCCTTCTCCGTAACGCTCCGGGTCTACGACGGCGTTCATGGCGCCAGCAAGACCCGATAGGTACGTCGTGCTGATCGTGGCGTTGCCAAACAGCAGCGCCACCATAGCCGCGATCTTGCCTTTGTCCTCGATGTCCTTGGATGCCTTCATCAAGTCGACAAGGTCAACCGCCATGCTCAGAACCTTCGCTACCGGCTCCATGCGCTGATAGCTGTAGTATTTGTTCCCGAGCTTGATGCTGTACGGCTGCTCGCCGGCACCTTTCTTCGTGCCGCGCAGCTCTTTCTCCAGCAACCCGCTGCCTGTCACCATCCCGTCCTCGGCCATGTCGATCGCGATAAGCGCCAAGCCGGTGCCGATAGCGATGCGTGAGAGTGCGCGGTCGCGCTGCGTGCCGCCGGCGTTGAAGTCTTTCAACCAGCGGGCGGACATAAGATTCATACCGGGCGTGTGCTGCATGGCCCAGGACACCAAGTTCACCGGCGTCCGCACGAAGGGTATCACGAACTGCATCGGGTGCCCAGCCATCGCGCGCTGGATCATTTCCCAGCGCGGCCCGAGGCGCTGCGCGAAGACTGACTCGGCGCCATGCTCCTCGATCAACTTGGTGACGGCCTGTGCGTCTTCTTTAGTCAGGCCGAGCTGCGGTTTTTCGGTGTAGCGCACGACAGCCTCGTTGAACTCCCGAGTGCCCGGACCGAAGCCTTCCTTGCCGGCACGCTCGACAGCCAGCTCGTAAGACTTCGCGCGCTCGGCGAACGTGCGGAACAGCGCGTCTTCCACTTGCAATGCGCGAAAGGGCGTACGAATGATCTCGCCAGCTTTGCCGGGGATGGCCGACTTGAACACGTCGGCTTTTTCCAGGTGCTCGCCCTTCTGTTTCCAGACTTCGGCCGCGATAGTCAGTGCATCCTTGGCCCCGAAGCGCACGCCGTACAGCGGCGAGAGCGCCTTCGCTTTGTACAAAGCGAGCGACATCGGGTCGCCCTTTATGGCGCGGCGCGTAGCCTCGAGCGTGGCAGCAAGCGCCGTCTCGGGAATCTCTACCGCCCACTTTATCGAGTTGCCGAGAACGTTCGCCAAGTGCGTCTGCGGGCCGGACAGGATGGCGGCTTTCCAGCCTTCAATCACCATCTCCATCTTCGTCGCCTTTTGCAAATCCTCGGCGAACTTGCGCATCTGTTCCGGGTCTTTCATCGCGCGGGCAAGCTGCGCCAGATCGGTGAATCGGCCGCGGCCTTCGTAGAGTTTGATAAGCGCCTCTGCGTCGCCGAGCCTGTCCGGATTGCGCTTGATCTCGCGCAGCATGCGAAGCGCCCGGCCGACTTCCGCGCCAGCACCAGCCAGCTCGCCGTAAAACATTCCGACCTGCTCCATAGCGGCAGCGAACTTCAGCTTGTCTTGGAGTGTGACCTGCTCCTCGGGCTTCGCGGCCAGCTCGTCGGCGATCTTTCTGGCGCGCTCGGCGGCACCCTTCGTCAGCGTAGCGCGGGCGACCAGTTCGGCATCATTGGCGCCGGCGCCGACCTTGCGCGGATCGAGCTTGCCTTCCTCTGCGAGCCGCACACCGTCGGCGAACGACTTCTCGGTCGGCACGGTGCCGCGGCGCTGCAACTCGACATCAGCCTTGTAAGCCTCGGCTACGGCACGCACCACGAGTTGCGCCGTTGGCTCGTCGGTTATGTACTCGTAGCGAACAGGTTCCCTGTTGATCGGCGCGCCCGGGTCGGCGGCCTGCCGCAACATCTCGGCCACAGCCTCAGGCCGCTTGTCTTGGTCGAACGCTGCCTTCGCGCGCTCCTCGAGCGCAAGCGCGCGGTAGGCTTCCGGCATCTCCTGCGTCTCGACGAGCTGTTTGAGCACTTCCGGGTTGCGGGCGGCGTCAGCGACTACTTGCTCCGGGCGGCGGCCCGTCTCGACGTAGACTGCCCGCAAGCCCTTGGCGACGTGCATGGCACCCTTCGCGCCCCCCAGCAGGATCGCGTTGTCCATGAAGTCCTGCCAAGTTGGCATGTGGCCTTCGACCGCAGCAGAGGTCGCCGTCAATGCGGCCAACTCGGTGCCGGCGGCACCAACGCCGGTAGCGATGCGGCCGGCAGGGGCCAGGATAGGGGCTACGATCCGGCCCGCACCCAGCGTAGCGCCGCCGATAACCGCCCCCTTCGTGCCACCCAGGATGGCGGCCTTGGCGATCTCCCACACCCCGGCCCAGGACGCGGCATGGTTGTTGCTGTACGCCTCGATCAAGGCTTCCCGCAGCGCCATAGGAGCAGCAAATGCGCCCGCGCCACCGCCGACGACAGCGCCCGCGGGAGCGGCAGGACCGGTCACGGCCGCACCGGCGACAGCGCCCCCGACAGCGCCGGCGATCGACAGCGGCAGGTCCGCTGCCAACCCGGCTGCGCCGGCTGCCAGGCGGTGGTACCAAGGCGCGTCTTCTCCGAGCTGCTGTTCGGGCAGCTCGCCGCGCAGCGCCAGGCCGGTCGCGCTGTTCTGAAAACCGGCAACAACCGCGTCCGAGATGCTCTTGGCGCGGCGTGCGTCAGCCGCGACTACAGCAGGCGCGAAGTCATTCCACGGACCGGGTGGTCCCGCCGGCGCCGCAGCGGGCGCATAGTCTTCCCACGGACCTTTCGGACCTTCAGCCACGTTTACCTCGGGATTTTCTGCACGTTACCGGATTCGACCTGTTCCCAATTCTCTTTCTTCGCCGGGTCGCCGCCTTTAAAACGCCACAGTTTGCCGTCCTTGGTCACTGTCTCGCCGGGCTTGGTCATCGCCGGAGCGCCTACTGCTCGTGCTCTTTCCGAAACAGCGTCGATCGAGCCTTGGATAAACGCGCGCGAGCCGACGTAGACCTTGCTCGCCGGATCGAACACATCGTTCGGGTTCTTCTTGGCGTTCCGTAGCTCCTCTACCTTGTCGAACACCCGGTCTTGGTAGTCCATCTGAATCTCGGCCACAAGTGCCGGCTGCATGATGAACTTCGGGTCGGCTGATAGCGCACGGCCAACAACACCCATCAGGCTACTGAGGCGCGAGCCGATCGTGCGGTTGTTCTCGTCGCGCTGATTGGCGACAAGTGCATTAAGCCGGTCGGCATCGGCCGTATTGAGCAAGCCTTTCTGTACCGCCTTGAAGATTTTGTCTCCGACGTAAATCTTGCGCGGGTCTGTTTCCGGCGCGTGGATGTCGAGCCACAGATTGCGCATCGTGACGGGGTTCGACTTCTTGACACCGCCGGCGCCCTCCTCGGCGCGCCGTTCCATGAGCATTATCAAGTGCTCGCGGGTCGGCGGCAATAGGTTTGCGTCATCCAGAATCTCGCGTGATGTCGCGGTGCCGCCGATGATGCCTTTGAAATACTTGTCGCGAGCTTCGCTATCCGCTTGTTCAAGGCGGCGACGCTCTTCCTCGCGCTCGTAGCTCTCGGCGGCAAGACCGGCGCGAATCTCCTGCTCCGCTTTGTTCAGTGCAGTTTCACGTTGCTCCGGCGTCAACGTCCACGCGCCGCTGTCCAGCATGACGCGCGTAACCTGCGGATCGAGTCTGGCAGACGACAACGCAGCCGTCATGTTCAGGTCGGATTTCAGTCCGTCTACAATCGCGGCGCGTTGCTGCGGCGAGACGCCGATAAAGGTGTTACCGAGAAGTTCGGCGTCCTGCTCGGCAGTGCCGAGATAAAGCGGATTCGATTGCAGCATCGCCGCAGTGCTCGACAGGAACTTGGCCGCGCCGAGTCGGGCGTCTGACGTAGCGCGGCGCACCGCAATCGCATTCGCTTGCTGATCGAACATGAGGTTCGTGTTCGACGTGTGCATGTCCAGCGTATCCTGACCCTTGCGCGTAGCGAACTGCTCGCCGACCCGACTCAGGTCGTCGTTCATTGCCAGCTTGAGCTTATCTAGGTCTTGGCCGGATGTTTCAGCCTCGTCCAACAGATTCGCGTACTTGGCGCGAATGGCTGTGGATTCTATCAGCGCAGCACGGGTTTCCTTTTCCTCGACGCCGGCGTAGAATTGCTGCCCGGCGTGCGCCAGGTCGCCGAGTGCCGCGCCCATGCCAGCGCCGAATGCTTCAGGCGTAGCGCGACGGCCGCTGTCTATCGGGAGCGCGCCGAGCGTTGCTGAGTATGTAGGTAGCTTTGGCATGTTAGATATTTACCGATCCACTCTGTACGGGTCTGTTGTAGTATTGATCGGCACCGCCTAACAATGCAGCGCCGGCCTGCATGTAGCCTGCGGTTGCGGCATTCCGGCCTTCCGCCAGCTCAATACCTGCGGTCGCCTGATAGCCACGTGCTTTCAACTGACCACGATAGATGATGTTCTGCCGCTCCAGTTCGCCCTGTGCAGCTACATCGCCGATCACGTCCAGCACGCTCCCCTCGCCGGCTACGCCGCCTGCCTTGCCCTGCGCAGCACGAATGGCGCCCAGGCGCAAGTAGTTCTCGCGATCCTGCTGGCGCGCCAAGACATCGGCCTCCTGTTTGGCGATCTGCGCGTTCTGATTCGCGAGCGCGGCATTGTACTTGCCAGAAGCGCGCGCAGCCTGCCCTTGCTGGATGGCGCCGACGGCGATTATGCCGGCGACGATGTACGGGATGAACGGAATCGCGGCTGCCATTAGTTAAACCTCGTATACCCGGTATGATCTTCGCCCTCCGGCCCGTAGGCGCGAAGCAGCGGCGTTTCCACAGAGAAGCCGAGCATCTCTGCCCAGCGGTGTCCCTTTTCAAAATCGCAGCGCACAGTGCATTCGATGCGGCCCGGCACTTTAGCCAAGTGATTTAGCACGATCCTGCTAATCCACAGCATATGTGGTGCGGCATCTTTGTGGATGTACGCCCACACCGTACTCCTGCCCGGCCAGTGCTGTACAGTGCCGGCGCAGAAAACAGGTTCGTCGTCGCGCATACCCGTCCACGAATCGAGCTTTTCGAGCATGATCTGCTCGTCGATGCCGATGTACGCGAACTCCCCAGCGAGCGTTTCAGCACCTTTACCCTGCAACCGGGACAGGTGCCATCGCTGGAACGGAATGACGATGCGGTTAGCTGTCATCACTTGTAGAAAGTTGTGGCATGACGGCCAGCACTGTGCCGGGAAACGGCCCGTCGGAGCGCCAGTATATCTGGCCGAGTTTGTCGTAGTCGCCTTCGAAGCGTTCGCGCACAACACCTGTGAACAGCGCCGTCACGACGCCGAAGTCGTCGCCCCACTGACGCACGACAAGCTCCGTCAAGTTGTCGGCATCCGGGCCGTACTTCAATCCGAGCGTATCCATGAGCCAGAAGCCGACGCGATGAATGCGCTTGATCTTGCCCTGCGCCGAGCCATCCTGCGCCCCTGCCTCGATCGGCAGCGTTTGCCCGTCGCTGTTATACAGATAGCCGAGCGTCTTGATGATGGCGGCGTTGTCCAGCGTCAACGTCCCGTTCGTTACCGTCTGCTCCGGCAGCTTGGCGCCGTCCGCGTAGACGCCGACCGTTTCGCCCTCGAGATGCCAGAGGCCGGTGATGATAGCGGAGGCCGGAGAGTCGATTTGCGTCCAGCCGCAATCGACATGAAAGGCGTCTTCCTGCGCATCGCCCTCTTCCCAAATCTTGCTCATGTACTCGATGTACCGCTTCGTGCCGCCGTTGATGTACCGCTTTACGATCGCATAAAGCTCGTCGCGCGTGCCCAGCGGCTCGGGCACGACCGCCACACTTTCGACAACGGGAACGAGTAGTCCGTCGACATCGCTCTGCCCGCCGAGTTCGTGCCGATGCCAGGCAATGACATCCTGATCGCGCTCGTAGGTGAAGCCAAGCAGTACGCCGTCGCTGCGCACGCCCCACACGATCGCCTGCGGTTGTTCCTGGTACGCCAGTTCGGTCACGCCTGGGCGCATGATGTGCTCGGAGAGCAGTGTCATGTCCGGGGCGCGGAAGCCGTCGGCTTCGAACACGTACGCCAGCTCGCGCAGCTTCCTGTTGGCGCGTTGCACGAATAGCACCGCTCTGGCGGCCTGCACCGGTGCCATGTCCGCGCTGCCGTGCCGAGTCGACGGCTTCGCCGAGATGTTCGTCGGCGTCAGCGCTTCGTTAAGTGAGCTGGCCTTTACCTGCCACTCGCCGCGGCTCGTGCCGACAAGCAAGCCTTTTTCGTTCGGCGACAGCCAGTGGATAGCATTGACATCGTCGGCGTTCATCGTGAACGCAACAGCGTTATCGTCTGCCACCGTGCCGGCAGTGCTGGACGGCGAGAAGCTGGTGTAGACGCCCGTCTTCGAGCCGTCGAGGCGCTGCGGGAACGTCGCCGCGCCGGCCAGAAATAGCCGGTCTTCGTAGAACGTGCCGCAGGACGGGAAGCCGGTCGTATCGCTCCAGATACCCATGCGCCAATTCACTTTCGCGCTCACGTTCGTCAACGTCGAAAGAACTGTCGCGGTTACAACCGTCGTGCTTGTCCAAGCCGTTATCACGACGTAGCCCCATACTGAACCTTCCTGTATGCGAATCAGCCGGTCGATGTCCGTTGTCTGAAAGCCGGTGTCGTTGTTGATGCCCGTAATTGCGGACGCGGTTAGAGTGATGGAGCCTGTGGCCGCACTCGGCGTAAGTGTGGTCGCGGTCGTATTCAGCGCGTCGTACGGCCCGTCGGTGAAAGCCACATCGGACAGCGTCCACGACAGCGCGGAAACCCGCACGAGCTTCTGCGTCGGGAAGTCCGGGTGCATGATGAACAGCGTGTCCGCCGACTGTGTGATGCGAACATCCGAGATGTCAGTTTCGTCGAACGCGGTCGTTACTTGGAATATCTCAGCCACCGTGCCGCCGGAAGTCCAGGCGCCGTAGCTCGTGCTGTGGACTGCGGTACCGTCGGTGTCGAAAAGCTCGAATGTGTTCGCGCCGGCGTTGACGTTCGTCACAACGAACTCGCGGTTGTTGACCTGCGTCATGCCGGCGACGCCAGTTACGATAACGCGATCACCATTTGCGTAGGTGTCGGCGCCGGAGTACGACAGAACCGCCGTGGCCGCGTTGCTGATACCGGTTATGGATTGCCCGGCCTGCGTGAGAATGCCGTGTGCCGTGAAAAAACGGATATACTGTTCGCCGAATTCCAAGGTGTACGTCTGCGTCACGGAATACTGGAACGGGAAGACTCTGGAAACTTTATCGTGGTGCTTCGCTTGGTGCAGAAACGCCAGGCCGGGGCGGCGCGTCCAAGCACCCTGCGTCAGCGGAATAGTGTTCAGACAGACGAACAGACCCGAGGCGTACTTGGTCAAATCCTGCCGACCAAGCATCAGGGTGGATAGTTCCCCCGCGTTGAATGCGTGCTGTGCTTCCGACGCTCTACCCACGTTCTATAGCCTCGCGTTTATCCAATCATCCTCCGCGAAAACGAATGCCGGCTTATCGATGGCGCCGATGTGCTTCGCCTGGTTGATGGCGAAGTCGTAATCGCTTTTCAGGGATTCTTTCTTGCTCGAACTCTGCGTGATCTCCTCGCAGCACTCCAGCGCCAGCTTCGCGGCGAAGGCTTCGATGAACAGCGCGTCGAAGAAGTTCGGGTCCGTGATGCGCGCGATGTAGCGGATATTCAACGGCGCGGCATCGGCGGTGACGATGAAGATACCCTCGATGCGCCAGTCCGGCGCTTGGCCTGTCTCGTCGTCGCGAATAAGCGCCAGGAAGTCGTTTGGCAGGCTGAAGCGATTCCAACCGCCCCACAGCGTATCGGCCGGGTCGGCAGCTAGCGCTTCGCGCTTGATGGCGAAGCTCCAGGGGTAGCGGCGCAGCTCTGCATCGCGCACGAGGATATACGCCGCGTTCATCGAACGGGCATTCGGATGATCTTGCGTCAACGATTCGATGCGCTTTGCGCCGAGCTTCTGCAAAGCACGATTTGCGATTGCTACTTCTGAGGTTGCCATAGTTGGTTAGGAGGTTAGACCTCGAAGAGTGTTGTCAGAAAGTTGCTTTGTCCAGATGCGGACGTTTTTGACAGTACCGAACCAAAATAAAGTACCGTCTGTTGCGCAGCCAATGCCTATAGCTGTGCTTCCAAGCGTGCCATCGAAAGCGCCGCTAGTCACAGCAACATCGTCGCCGGTTATGGCCTGGACTGAACCGCCCCAAGAAGATGCGCGTTTACGCACTGCTGTCGTCATGTCTGTAAGTGACGATTTTGCAGTATCTGTCGTGCCGTCGGATATACGAATTGTCGTAGCCGCACCAGCACTTGCAATGTTTAGAGGGCCGGTTGTGGTGGATAGTGCTATCGCCGTTTGAATCGCGCCGGTTGATGTGTTGTTCAGGAATAAATCCGCCGATGCAGCCCCTGCTGAAGTAAGAGCGTTTCCGGCATAAGGGTAAGTGAGCACATCAGCATTGCGCGCCACCGCCACTGTGGTCGTCGGAATCGGCGAAGCGGCAAACGTACCGGCCTCGAACTGATTGAAGTCAATTTCAACTGCATCTCCGCTTGTGCCGAAGATGATGCCGAAGACAGCGTTGAGGATCGAAGCATTCAACTCGACGCGAGTATACGTCAGGCTGTTCAACGAGGCGGTCACGTCCAGCGTCGTTCCCGTCTGCTGTATCGTGACAGTCCCGGTGCCGGTCTTGCGACGCAGCCATACCGAATATGTTCGGCTAGATGCAGCGGCAGTCAGCGTCTGCAACGCGGTCCCGCCGTTGGCCGTTGCCGTCAGCGTGGAGGCCGAGTTCGCTACGCCGTCTATCCCGGTCGCGTTCTTGGCGGCCGTTACGTTGATCTTCACCCATGCCGCGTTGGTCATGTCTCGCGACCAAAGCGCCAAGTTCGTTCTCGCATCTTCGGCAAGGTAGCCGCCGTAAGCACCGACCGCGGTGTTGTTGAAGCCGAGGTAGCAGGAGCGCGGCACGCCGGAGGCGACTTCTCTCCACCACTGCCCGATCTCCGCTTTCGGGGAGCCGGACTGATTGATCGTCCAGGTTTCGCCGGTAGAGGAAACAAAAGATGTAGCGCCGGAAGTCGTTTCGCTGGGATCGAACTTCGCTACGATCGGGCCGTCGATGCCGTTGCGGAGTTCAGCGTAGTAGACTTTCCCTAATAGAAAGCGCTCTGGAACGCCTGTAACGGCGTTTTCAATTGCGCCTATGTAAACGGGTCGCGCCGTGTCATCTATAGAAATCACGCCCGCAAGTGTCTGCGTACTCCCAAGCTGAGACCATACTATGCCGTTATCCGACGTATAAAATTTTGTGTCGTGCCCGGAAGCCCCATTATCAACATCTTGAGTTACCCTTACCCACTTAGTTGATCCATCTGCCGCACCAACGGGAACAGTTGATCCAATCTGATCCTGAGATTGAAAATCAATAATACCGTTGGCCTGTACCGCAAAGGCATAGGCGGTCCCTGATCCCCATTTAGCGAACAATGGTGTAAAATTAAGAGGCGTCCAATCATTCAATGCCACTCTAACCCGGATATCAATGTCACCAACAATACTGTTCGCTGCGCTGTCCGGCATACTGGCGTAATTGTCCACAACACCCGGCAAACTAAGCGAACTGGTTTCCTTTGTCCAAGCCGTCGTGGCCCGCGTGAAAGTCGGCGTCGGGGAACCTCCGGCGCGCAGCGGAACAAGGTTGACTTCGCCGTTGCCTAGATCGTTGAGCGGCAGCCAGAACGAGGGCATCGCCAGTCCTTCGAACTGGGGGCCAATTATGTGACTGAGATTTAGAAGTTCGGCCATTATCGCCTCATCATCGCCGCATCATCATCGAGCCGACATTTACGATGAAGCCCTGAACGCGAGCCACTACCGCCGCGGCGCCGGCTATGAACGTCGCGGTCAGGCTTGCAAC